CGGCTGGCGGGACAGGATATTACACCCTTGTCAGCGGCGATTTCAACACGGCGGGCACCTATCACGCGAGAATCTACCTTGCAAAAACCAATACCGAGGAAAAGCTCTCGACCTTCGCCATTGTGGTCTATGACCCGACTCTCTATTGCACGGTTGACGAGATCAAAAGCGAACTCGGTATCACAGTTGACACCAGCGATGACTTCATCAATTCGATGTGTCAGGATGCGAAGGCGTTTATCGACAACCATTGCAAGCGAACATTTACCACCTCAACCGCGGCAACCCGGTACTTTGACGGCGGGGATGAAGTGCTGTTTGTGGATGACATTTTGACCGTGACGACTCTCAAGGTCGATTCGGACTGTGACGGAACCTATGAGGACACGTACACAGCCGACAGGGACTATGTTCTTGAGCCATACAACGACACGCCGAAAACCATGATCAGGCTATCGAGTCGGGCAGACCGATATTATTCAGACTTTGGCGGCAGCGGAAACCGAAAGGCCGTCCAGATCGTCGCAGACTTTGGCTACCAGGCGACCGTGCCGTACAACGTGAGGCGCGCGGCGCTGATCAAGGCGGTAGAGCTTTATAAGCAACGACAGTCCGGGTACACCGGGATCATCGGCGGGGCTGAGTTCGGGCAACAGGCGATTGATCCACGGGTGCGGTTTATCATCGCGGATCTACTGGCCCCGTATGTCAAGAGGGAGTTCTGCTGATGGAACTTGAGATAGAGATTGACGGTATCGAGGAACTTACAAAAAAACGCCTCGATAAACTGGTCTATCACATCGACAAAGCTACTATGGAGCCCATTATCCGGGCCGGGGCGCAGAAGATGCGGAAGTATATCAGCGCGGCGGCTCCACGAGGAAAGACCGGAAACCTCCAGCGCGGACAGATAGCGAAACTCCTCCCTCGAAAGAACGAATACCCGACAGTGGGATTAGTTAGACCGAACTGGAAGGTTGCCCCACATTCCGAATTAGTGGAAAAGGGACATAGGATTGCGAAAGGGGGGAAGCTGAAATTGACGGCGGGGGATCGGTCCAGAGGGAAGCGGCAAGGCACAGTGACGGGCGTTGTGAAGCCTCACCCTTACTTTTGGCCGACCTATGAATCCCACAAAGCAGAAATTCAACGAGAGATATTGAACAAGATTATCGCAGAGGTTGAGAAGGTATGACGATTCAAGCGATGGCTGACGGCATTAAAACAGTTCTCGACGGGATAGCGGCGCTTGATGCTGTCTATTCGATTGACGAAGTTCCGGGGCAAATCAGTTCCTGCCCTTGTGCGATCATCTATCCCCCGACGATTGACTATGATCCAGGGCTAACTGGTTTCACAAAGCCACGGTTTAAGGTTCACGTCTTGGTGAACCGGGCGGATATCGCTAGCAACATTTCGGACGCCATCGCCTATGCCGAGGGATCAGGCACCAATTCAGTCCCAGCGGCAATTGCAGCGAACCATACGCTCTCAGGCGCGGCCAATTGGTGTGTCGTTGAAAAGAGCGAGATAGTCTACACCGAATGGAACGGTATCAAATTCACGACGGTGGAGTTCACGATATTTGCAAAATCACCTTATGCGTAGGAGGCTCAAACCATGACAGTTACGTATGGTAAATCAGCACTCAGAAAAATCCAGATCGGAACGGAATCACCTGCCGGGACAAAGGTAGCGGCCTCCGCTCGACTCATGGGGAATCTGACCGTTGAGGAGATGATGACGCTCCACCGGCCAGAGGATGAGATCGGCATCCTCATGGAGGGGGTAAGAACGGTAGTTGCCGGAGAAGGGGTTGAACTCAACTTTGATGGGGATGCTACCTTCGAGCAAATCCTGTATCTACTCCATGCGGGGGTCAAAGCCGGCGCGGTAGCTGGCCCGACTGATACCACCGCTTATACGTGGACATACGACCCAGATGCAGACGGCGCAAACACGCCAACGAGCTTCACTATCGAGTATGGTGATAACGCCCAGGAACACGAGGTTGAATATTGCGTGGCCGAGGAGTTGGAAATATCCGGGGCCATGAATGAGCCTTGGAAGGTCAAAGCTAAACTGTTCGGGCGCAATCTGGTGGCCTCCACATTTACGAGCATCGCAGCAATTCCCACGGTCGAGGACATCTTGACCAACAAGACCCAGCTCTATATTGATAGCACGGCGGCGGGATTAGGCGGCACTGAAGTGCCGTCATCTTTGGTTGATTTCTCCCTGAAGATAACCACAGGGTTCAAGCCGATTAAGCATGGTGGGACAACGCTCTACTTCACCGACTTGGCTGAAGGTAAAAAGAAAATCACTCTGGACATGAATCTCGTCTTCTCGACTTCCCTTGAAGCCGAGCGGTTGCTGTACGTGGCGGGGACTCGGCGCTTTGTGCAGTTGAAGGCAACCGGGTCGCTGGCGGGGTCTGCTAGTGCTTACAAAACCGCAACGATCAGTTTCGGCGGTGTCTATACCAAGTTTGGGAGTCTGGGAGACAAGGACGGCGAGACTGTTGTACCCGTAACCATTGAAAGCGAATATGACACTACCTGGGGGAAACTGTTCACGGCTATCATAGTCAACAAGGTAGCCACGTTGCCATAAGGATACAGGAAAGGAGGACGCATGCCAATTATCTTTGATGCAGTTGACCGGATAGAACCAGAGCCGGGGGAATGGGTGGATATCAAACACCAGATGACCTATGGGGATTCTGTAGCTTTGCAAGAGGCCATGATGAAGGCCATTATCCGCAAGGACTCGCTGAGGCCCGGAAGTGATACCCCGTTTGATGAGGCAGTCAGCGAGATCGAGATTCACTCCGGGAAGTTGACTCTTCTCAAAAGAAACATCGTTGCATGGAGTTACAAGGATCAATCGGGGTCTCCATTGCCCGTGAGCCTTGAGAACATCGAGCGCCTTGACCAGAAGACCGGGGATTATATCGCGGATGAGATAGCCCGGAGGAACCCTGCCCCAAAAAAAGGAGGGTAGACAAACAGCTCCTGGCGTATCTCCACAAGCGCGGGAAGATGGTCCCGTCCGGGTATAAGGATTATCTGATCTGCAAGGAAATGCGCTGGACGTACCAAGAGTTACAGTCTACCCCGGCTGAGATTGTCGAGGACTTCTGGGTTTACATGCAGACTGAATGGACCGTGCAAAACGAGCAATCAGAATCCATGAATGCCGATATGCAGGCCCGGTCAAAGGGAAAAACACGGAGATAGTTAGGCCTCTCGAAGCTCATAGGTGACGGATAGTGTTCCGGGCGGCTTGACGAACAGCATATAGGCAAAGATGAAAAACCCGATAATGAAGAGGCAGAGGAACAGCGTTACTAGAAAATGGGCGCAGCCATATGTACCGGCTGCCCAGCTCTGAGACGTGGGGTAATACCCTTGTTCTGCCATCACTGGCGTATCGGCCCGGAAATCGTCGGTAGCTTGAATCTGGCTCCCAGTGTATAGCTTCGTGATGACCTTCTCTCGTTTGTCGTTCATTCGCACCTCCATTTGATTCGATTATAGCACAAGGTGGACCTATGAATGATGCAATGCTCCAAATCATAATCAAGGCCCGTGACCTTGCCTCTCAGGATATCAAGGGCGCAAAAAAGGAATTGCAGGCCCTTGAGAAAGAACAGGAACGGTACAACAAGGGCTTATGGAAGGTTGGCCTCACTACTGCAAAGTATGCAATAGGGGCAATCGGTGGGATGACCATAGGGCTTGCTGCTGCCGAACAATCCTATAAAGGGCATATTGGCTCGGTCAATCAGATGCGCGTGTCTCTGCGAAATCTAGGCATGAACTATGACGATGTTAAAAACTCATTGGAGGCATGGATTGCGTCCCAGGAATGGAAGACGGGGGTTGCTGATGAGGCTCAACGGTCCTCTATGTCTAGTCTGGTGACTTTAACTGGCGATTATACCACTGCCATGCAGTACCAGGCCGAAATTAATGATCTGGTGTCACGCGGAATAATGACCCAGGCCGATGCCATGAAACTATTTACCGCCTATTTCAAGGGAGATATGGAGACTGTCCAGGCGATGATTGGCACCACTGATCTGGCAGGGTGGCTGAAGAATGTCAAGGACAACACAGAGGTGACAATTACGGCAACTGACCGGCTCAAGATTGCATGGGGCAACTTTGTCGAGGCGCTTGGGGATACTCACGTCCTTGACGGCGCAATCAACATGTTGACTACTCTCATGGATAATATTGCCAATCTGGATGAGTATTGGCATAAGGTATGGCAAACCTTTCAAGAGCCATTCGTTATGGCTTGGCGCGGGATTGTGGCAGCGGCGGGGTACTCATGGCAATGGCTGGTGCGAATATTCAACCTGATAGTGAAATCGTTCAGCGACTTTCTGGGCCCGATAAAAGAAGGGGTCGGCAAGATTGCCACGGCGATAGCTACCCCATTCGTTGGCGCATTCAAGTTTGTGGTGGAGAGCCTGAACGGGGTGCTGGACTTCGTGAGGAAGTTTAATTGGAGCTTCGGCGGGTTCTCCGTCATGGGGCATACAATCATCCCCGGATTTGACTTTAATCCTTTCATTGGAATTCCGGGTATTACCGTTCCTGATTTCAAGGTGCCTTCATTCTATTCTGGCGGCATGGTGCCGGGGCCGGTGGGTAGCCCTCAACTCGTGGTAGCTCACGGCGGGGAGACATTTTCAGGCGTGGGCCGGGGTAACGAGTTGCCAATCAATATTTATATCGGGCAGACCAAGATAGAGGAATTGATTATCGACACTCTTACTCGCAGGGCGCGCGCACAGGGGGCCTTCCGGTGATCGTAAAAGTCACGATCAATAGCGTTGATGTGTCGGCATACGTCCGCATGGAGACGATCCTGATTACGTCCACCAAGGGAAAACAGATTACCACCTGTGAGTTCACAATGGATAATCCGTCCGGCGTGACGATGGTTGAAATGCTTGATGTGCAAGTCACTAATGCGGCAGGCTCAGTCAAATACTTCGCGGGTCTTTTGGCGACCTATGACGTGACCATTGAGGGCATCACAAAGGTCTATACCTGCCAGTGCCAAGACTACTCTCTGCTCTTATCTACAGCCTATTGGGGGCAAAACTACCTCGCCAAGACTGACGCCTATATTATTGCGGACGCTTTCACGAACGCTTTACCGGAAATCAGCACAACGGGAATCACGGAATCAACGGCAAGTCTCGCCACGTTCACCATGAACCACATCTCCCTCAAGAAGATGATGGAAACTCTAGCAGAGTTGAAGGGCATGGAATGGTACGTTGATTATGATAAGCTGCTCCACTACTATGCGCCAGAAGAAAACTACGCGGCTTATAGCCTTTCAACTTCACCGGATAATGTGACCTCATTCCCCTTCTATGACTTCCTGTACTCCAAGGACGGCACGAACTTGGCCAACCGGGTGACGGTCTATGGTGGATGGTACAAGACGGATGATAAGACCACCGAATGGCCAGCAAACGGAGTACAGACTGAATTCGGGGACCTGCCGGCCTACACGATGGCTCCAAGCACGAACCCGACGCGGATACTGGTGTGGAAGAACACAGGGAGTGACGTGTCTCCTGTTTGGACGGCTCAGATCGTGGGGGTGGACAACATCGACACTCTGGGGGTCGGAGGAGTAACGGTGTTATTTAACGCCGTCACATGCCATCTCACTTTCCAGGTTGCCCCTGCAAATCTGACTCTTGCCTATCGGGTCCAGTACCGCTACCGGGCGCAAGTGGCTCAAACAGTGCGCTCTATGGCGAGTTATACCCAGTACGGCAAATGGTTTGACCTCCCGATAGTCAATGCTGATATCCAGAGCGATGAGGAAGCGGAGAATATCGGTCGGAAAATCATCAATGAACAGGCTTTCGGGAAGCATGTTATTACCCTGAAAACCATGCAATCAGGATTTGAGGCTGGACAACTGGTCTGGTTTGTTCATGGGATTTTAAGCATCGCCCGCTATCTGACTATCTCAAAAGTCAAAGTTCGGGTGATGCGATCCACCTATGTTGAATACGAAATCACAATGGCCGGATCAAACCCCAATGATGACATTATTGATAATCTCGTGAAACTCAATGAGCCAAAGAGCTACGCGTGGACAGAAGATGAGATTATCAGGCAACTATTTGACCTCTCAGAGGATTCTATAGCACTCACCGAAACGGCACCCACAACGACCGCAACGGTAGGCCCATACTATACCCTTGAAGTCACAGGGGATCATAGCCCAATAAAAGCGGGGTTTTGGAAATGCAGCGCATAAATGTAAACGAGCCCACAATGTTTATCAAGGGCAATGCAAAACTGATCGC